CGTGTTTTCATCTGTAGTAAATGTTTGTGCAAGAGGATCACTTCTTCTTGGTGGTGGGGGTGGGGGTGGTGGTACAAGAATTATTTTAGTTTTTTTATAAGTATCTACTCTTCCTATAGCTCTATAAGATGTTTCTCCACTACTAATAAGCACACTTCCTGGAAGATTTTTGGCATTCAAACTACTTGAAGTAAGTTTAAAAGTTTTTACTCCTGTTTTGAATTTGAAAGGTGGATTATTTAATGGATTTCTGATGAAGAAAGATCCAAATGCACTGCCGTTAGTATCAGTAATAATTCTAATGTTAGATACTGTTGCTTCTGCATTACTAGTTTCACCACTCAAAACCATACCGGTTGTGATGTATCCATTATATTTACCGATAACCTGATCTGACAAAGATTCTTCATCAATATTTAAAGTTGTTGAAGATGCGGAGTAATTTTCTGCTACGAAAATTGAACTATTGTATGGATTAGAAGTATAAGTTGTAGATGGATTATTATAGGGTCCTGTCTTATGATTTGAGTTTGCTACTCTTGCACTGAATAATTGAACACCATCAACATATCCCCTAACAGTTTCTCCAACCTCAAATACTCCAGATACCATTTCGATTTCAATCAGTTTTGGAATAATATCAAGCCCAGAAGAACCATCGAAGAAAGAATAATATCTTGTAAATGGTTTTAAATTTGTCGATTTATAAGTTACATTTCTTGAACGAATGTGTGGGTCAGGTACACTAGATGTTTTAACAATTTGTGTATAATTTGGACCCCATCCTGTGACAGTTCTAGATCCACCATCAACATAGACATTTCTTACCCAAGTGTCCTTGGATGGTCTCAAACTAATATTTCCAGTATACTCAACAACATTAAATTCATTAACGTTTACGACTCTAGATGCAAATTCTTGAGAAATCCACTTTTCAGATTGATACTTCAGAGTGATTACATCACCACTTTTTTGGACATCGGAATCTAATAAATTTACACCATCAGATGCTAATGCAGTTTCTAGTTTAATTGATTGCACATCTGAAGAAGATTGCAAGAAACCATTTTCAATATCAAAATCACATTTTGATAAAGATCTATCACATCTATTTTCATCTCTAAAATCATCTACAAAGAAACCGGACTTAAATCTATCAAACCCATCAGCATCTCTGACTTGAAGTGTTTTAGTATCAACTTCTAGGAGAGAAAGAGTAGTTAAAGTTTCTAAATTAGATACACGATCTTCAATATCACCAATATCTCTCATAGTGTATCTTCTATTGTCAACCAATGTTATATTTGCATCATCTGGATTGTAAAGATATGCAGGATATTCAATAGTTGCAATATTCATTACATCATCTGTATCTACTGGTGGTTTAGGACTTACAGAAGATACACCTTTAATGACACTGAAGTTACCCTCTTTATTGAGGACAACTTTATCTATTCTTGGAAGATAAAAATCATATCCAATCAATGAGCTTTCTGCTGGAGATACTACTAGTGATGGGTTTATACCAGCAGTAGAAAAGTCTCTACTTGCAAATGCAAATGGTGATGATACAGAAGAGGTGAACTTTGCTACTCTTGGTCTGAAATCTAAAGTATCAGAAGCTCTAACTGTATTTGAGATGTGTGGTATATCTGCACCAAATCTTTCAGAGTCATATGAATTTACGGTGTAAATATCACCATCATCATCGGAAGGAACTCTATAGTAATCAAATATTACACGAAGTTTATGATTTGGAATGTAGGAATTATTCTTTCTAACAATTCGTGAGTAATCGTAGTATTGACTTCTCTGCCCCTTATCCAAATCAAACTTGTTGGTAATATCTTGATAATTTCCCAACGCAATTGATTGAATAGTTGAAGATATATCAGACTCTTCAAAGTCAACTACTTCACCTACTCTGAATTTATTCGTATTTAAATACACAAACTCAACATCAGTAGAAGAAACTCTAGTTACAATTTGTGCTATAGCACCACTTGTCTTACCTTTTATTTTTTCACCTAAAATAGAATTGGTGTTTAAAGAAAGACCAGATGGGAATTTGAGAGAATCTAAAGTTGGTAAACTTGAATTATAAGATTCGTGTATTGCGATAACTTTTACAACATCTGGCAAATTCAAAGATATTTCTCTATCTTCTACACGCAATCCATAATATGAGTTTGTTGACAATCCACTAATATTTGTAGATATTCCAGATGAAGTATTCGATATAACTAATTTTTCACTTCTTACATATTCTTTTTGCTTATTTTGAATACCATTTTTTCTAACGGTTACATTTACAACAGTATTTGTAGTTCCAGAAGTCAATCCATTAATGGTAATGTTACCTCCACCGGAATCAAGAGTAAATTGGTCAGAAGTTAGTGTTTCTACAGTGCCATCATTGTAAAAAACACCATATCTTTCTGCATCAAAACTTTCAAAAAATGCACTGGTAATACCAACATCACTAATTGGAATTGTTATGCTTCCTCCAGTAGCATTATAACCACTAAGTTGCTTAGATACTGTTAAATTAGAATTAGAAAGATTTACTGAAGAAACATTGTCCGACTGTATCTTTGAATAAAGACCTCCGATTTCTCTTGCTAATGGTGTTCCAATGGAAAAAGTTACTTTTTGTGTAGTACTAGGATAACCACCATCACAAACATCAGATACATTTGGAATGTCATTCGCAAGTGTCATAGTGAGACCATCTGCACTAACAGAACTAACTCTGTTGTATGTTTCTGTGTTTAGACCTGAAAGTTGATATCTAATAATAGTATCTGTTTTGATACCGACAAAATTATTTCCTGGGGAAGTTACATTACCAGAATTGTCAATAGTAATTGTATCGGTAATACTGAAGTTTTTAGGCAAAGATTTTTGTAAAACAGTATCTGCAACAAAATCTACAGTAATTCCGGAATATGATGATGCGTCTTGATAAACTGACTTAACATCTTCAATTCCATAAGATTTTGTAGATGCTACAGACCTAGAAACCAACGTGGTTTCATTGATTAAAATTTGTTCTCCCTGAGAGAATACACCTGACACTTGGGTGAGTGTTAATTCGGTCCCAGAAGCAGCATTAACTACATATCCAGTTGCTCCACTACTAACACCCCTTATAAACGACGTTGCTGGGCACTCAGATGCTGTTAAAGACTTGTTTACTGTCAAGAAAGTATATGTTTGAATGTCAAACATATAAAGGTCCCAATCGGTAGATGCTCCAGAATATGGTGCATCGGATACACTAAAACTATATACCCGAGCATCTCCAATTTTTACACCAGTCCCACTAGTAGTGGAATTTCTTCTTCGACTGTAAAGTTCTATTGGTGTATTTGAATTGACATTGACACCAATATATGGAGTTCCGAAAACATTGTTTACCTTAAGTAAGGTGCCAAATTCAAATGGTACAAGAGATGATGATACATTTTTAGTTTCTCTTGGCTTATCTACATCTAAAATAGTTGTAGAAACTGAGTTAACATCATAACCCTTTACATATGCTCGTCCAGCCGACACTTTGACGGATAGTAAATCATCTGAGGGATTATTTCCTTCATCAGTCTTTTGTTCAGATGAATATACTCCACCATTAGATAATCCATCATTTAAAGAATTATCTACATCAACAATGAAATCATCTAATGAATAGTTTCCAGATTCATCATATGTTCTCTTAGCAATGTAATCCTTGATTATATTATAGACGGATGTATCTTGTAACTTTTTAACAACACCGCCATCAACCTTTAAAAGCTCTACAAATGACTTATCGTCAAAATCAGTTAGACTTTTTTTAGATAGAGATGTAGTTATTCTTAATCTGTCTGCTCCAGGGGCAGAATAATTTGAGAATCCTTTCGCATTATCGTAAAGAGAATTATCGTCTTTTGCAGAAATAACTTTCTCTACAATTGTTAATCCAACCCTATATGATGGTATATCTGAATATGGGTCTAATACTATTGTGTCAGAAGATACGTTTACAAAAGTTCCTCTTATGAAATATACACCTTCACCAATAGATACTGATGATCCTCTTGAACAAGCATCTGAAGATAATAGTGATGCAACCGTGCTTCCTGCAGTTACAGTTGTATTACCATAAGTAAAAGTTTCTTCAGTGATTAATGTCTCACCATTATCAAAATATGAAATTTCATTATTGTCTCCAGACCTTAAATACTTTACAAACAGTGTAAGATTTGTGGTCTCATCAGCAGTTGATGCTGCCAAATATTTGTCTACTTTGGCAACAATTCCTGTGGTTTGTCCCCTTATCTTTTTCCCTACTAATTGACTAGCATAAACTTCAACATCAATGCCAAGATGTTGGTCATTAATTTTTACAGAATAATATTCATTATCATAAGATATATTTCCAGGAATCACCATCGATCCCTCTTTGAAAATATGACTACCAAATGATTCTACTTGATTTTGTAGAATTGATTGTAAAGTCGTTAATTCCCTTGCCTGTACAGGAAATCCTGGTTTAAATAAAACCCTATAGAAATTATCGTCCTTATCAAAATCATCATAATAAGGATTTATATTGAGATTTGTTTTCTGTGGCATTTTTTAGAATTCCAGGATAATTTTAACGTCTTCTTTTTGTCTAGAATTTCTTGAAATCTCTGGGCGGTTATCAAGATAAATTACATCCCCTGACCCTTTATTTATCTCAGGTGATGATAAACCACTTACAAATTCTGAACCAAGAGAAATGGTTTTACTTCCCAGTGTAAGTGTACTGCCAGTAAATGCTACACTTACTTGTTGACTAAAACTTGGTCCGTTGATTGGTTTTGTTGATGATTGAAATTCATAAAGTTGACCTTCAGAACTGACACCAACATAATCTTCAGTATCATATGATACTTGATTTAAGAAAAGAGACCTATCATGAAAATACTTGACAATCTTAGTTTCACTATCAAATGATGCTACATAAGCTTTTGCTTTTCCAATAACACTACCAGAGTTATTGGTCACCTCTTGCTCTATAACATTTCCAACAGATAATGTTTCTGTCGTAGCATTATCAAATTTAATAGATCCTAATGATGAGAAAGTATTTTGGGAATATAATGATGTTGAGTCAACTACTGTTGGATTTTTTATAATCCCTATTTGTCCAAAGTTTGAATTAAGTGGGAAATCTTTTGTTGAATCGTCAAATCTAGTGTACATTAAAATTTTATCCGCACCTAACTCTTTATAAATGTCATATCCATGACCTTTTGATGGTGGAATAATGGGAATCAAATTTGCCTTTACATCAACACTAGAAGAAATTGAATCCAAATCCACCATTCCATAAGTGTATCCACTTCCACCAGAAACAACAGTAACATTACTTATAGTGTTATCATTATCAACAGTGACACTGACTTTTGCTCCAGAGCCATCACCAACAACATTTAGAGTATATTGTCCAGCACTGTATCCAGACCCAGGATTTTCAATATAAACTTTTTTTATTTGATTTAAATTTACATCTGAATTTCCATTATCTCTAACTGCTTTAATCTGAGCATTGGTAGTTGTTGACCAATCATTTGGTAAAGTTATATACTCGATAGAATCAAATTTCACAATGTCACTTGGGGATATTGTAAACAAATACTTCCAAATATATCCATCACCACTAAGACCTGCTTTTGAGGGCTCTAAATCTGTAAATGTTGGTTCATCTACAGATTCATTTCCTGTTGGATTTACACTAGAAGCACCGTTATCGATACAAATGTATACTTTGTATTCACTATTAACTACGTAATATTTTGCATCGTAAAGGTTTAATGCACCTGTTGTTGGTGCAGGATTACTTATATCATAATCATGACGATACATTTCATATACTTCATCTTGTTTCCACTCAACTTTTCTAACCACCCTTCTAGCATTTTCTGAGGTTACTCTCTTACCATACATCATCACATCACCAACAAAATTTAGATAGTTAAAACTATCTGTTGGGTTGGGTGTATCAGTATCCCAATCAGTACTTCTTTGGGGAGAAGCACTTGGACTTTTTGGATTTGAAAGTCCTACAAAAACGTAATATGAATTGGAAGTATCAGTTACCGAGTTTATAAAATTTTCAGCGTTTAATATTCTAAACTGATTTGTTACAATTGCCGCCATCTTAATAGCTTTTTTCTATATTTATAACTCATTATCAAATTACGATAATCTCTTTCTCAAACTACCATTACTTCTCAATCCAAATCCTCTTCTTTGAATTGTTGGGAATGTTGATAGTCCGGAATCAACAGTCAATCCAGTTACACCAATAGATATTGGTGAAGATGATCTAGTTAAACCAAACAATCTTCCCCACGAGAATCTTCCAACAGGACTTGTAACAGTTCCAGATGTTGTTACTCCACTAGTATTACTTCCAGAATCAATATTGACAACAATATTTGCATTTCCATCACCCAAATCGGTTTTAGATTTGATTATATAAACATTGTCAACATAGCTAGTGCCAATTCCAATAACCGCAGAATCACTATCATCAATAGAAGTTATACCAGATCCAACTCTGGTTTGACTGATATAAATTGGATATCCAACTATAAGGTTAGTGTATGCTGAAGTAGTATCACTATTCAAGAAGAATTGTAATCCTGATGGGACACCAACTCCCGCAACAGGAGAAATTCCAGTCACAATTCCAGAAGATCCTGTTACATTAGAAATGTTAGTGACATTCTCATAGATTACATTTTCAGTTGGTGCAAGAACTTGTGGTGAATTTGATTGCGTGTAACCAAGTCCTGGATTTGTAATGGTTACTGAAGTGATACTACCAGCAGTAATAGATGCTGTTGCTGTTGCTGTTGTGCCAATACCAACACCTATAGTTGATGGTGCTGCAATAGACAATGAAACAGAAGATCCAGAATATCCAGACCCACCATCAACTATAGTTAAAGAGCTAATAGTACCTGCAATAGAAACATTTGCAGTTATTTCTGCTGCTACAGGATTTGACTCAATAACAATAAGACCATCTACATTATCAATAACAACTGATGATTCATTTTCTTCATAGTTAAAGAATTGTGCATCATCTACAAATATTCCAGTATCAGTATCAGATACATCACCAATAATTCTTGCGGTAGGATATATTTGAGATTCAATGGAATCTCTTGTCTTGTAAATAAACTGTCCCTCAACAAAAATATCATTTTTTTGTTTTGACCAATCTGTTGGTTTATAATTTACTTCATCAATACCATCTCCAGTGTAAATATTTGTTTTGACTTCATTGGAAGCAGTAATATCAAAAATACTTCTTTCCTCTTGAGAAACAGTTAAGGAATTTGTATTATCCTTATTAATTTTCAAGATATCACCCACTTCTATAGAAGCATTAATTTCAACTAAATCACTATCTTCACCGCGTGTTCCTCTATAGAAGAATATTGCTACATTGTCATCTTCTTCTGGAGCCTCTGTAAATCTAATAGAAGTGCCACCATCAAAAGTATATGCTTTTCCTGGTTCTTGCAATACACCGTTTACGAATATCAACAGAAGTTGACTCAAATCAATATTAGGATTAGATGTTTCAAAACTCAATAATCGTGCATTATAATATAGTGGGAATCTAGTTGTGCTTCCATTTTGCAAATTCTTTACAGAATCTATGTAATCTAATTCTCCAAACTGCCACGCAGAGAAGGAATCGTTAAATGTATCAATAACTCTTAATTGGAATTGCTCAACAACGGATGGTAAATATCCATCAGTAACTAATCCAACGGGTGTAATTACATCACCAGGTCTAAATCCATAACCAGGTCTTGAAATTTTAAAATTTGTTACTTCGAATAAAGTAGACCCAATTCCAGTTCTTGTTGAAGCACCAACTTCTAAAGAAACCAGTAAACCAGTTCCTGTTTCAGTTGTAGGTCCAATGTCCCTTCTAGAAACACCAATTACTTCAAGATTTTCATAAGATGGTGTAGATACTTGTATCTGTGTTTCATTAGAGTATCCACTACCACCATTAGAAACATTGAAACTTAGTGACCCACCAACACCAGGAGTTGCCGTTATTATTGCACCACTACCAGTACCTTGAGGGTCATAAGCAGTCACTCCGATGGATATGATATTGTTGTATCCAGATCCAGTATTATCTGTAGTGCCAATACCAATGCTATTTTGAATTACACCACTATTGATTACTGCCGTTACGGAGGCACCAACTAAAGGTGCATAACCAAGACCTGGTGTTGATCCGAGTGAAACAATGATTCCACCTCTTGGAAGTTGGTTTTGGTTTACATCATAATCAGATATGAATAAATCACCACCAACTAATGTGGTAATTCCACTATACTGTACACTTGTTACACCTACACTTTCGATAAATTTATAGTTATTTCCAGAGTTGTTTTCTGTTGTTGGAGTTTGGAATATATCATTAACTAACAGTATTCCACTGCCAGTTTCAATACCCGTAGTATTTGCTCCACCAACAGTAACAGTATATGTTGCCCCAATACCAGTAAACTGTTTAGAAATGTCATCATAAATTTTGTTTGTGGTATAATCATTTCTTAAAAATACTCTTCCACCAAAAGATGATTTTGGTGTGGGTAAATTACTCTCATTAAATCCATCATCGACAGATCCTCTTGGTGCTTCTAAGAAGAAGATTTTATTGTTTACAATATTAAATGAACCTGAATAAATGTATGCGACGGTTCCATCAGTATGTGATGCTGCTGAAGATCCAGCCGCACCCCTAGAAACTTCGACAACATTAAAGTTGCCACTTTCTGTTATGGGTCCAACAGAAGTTGTAGCAATACCAACTGATATTACTTGTGCATATTCATCATCTATTTTAAGCAAATCTCCAGTAAATATTGATGAGATTCCAGTCAAAGCAAAGAATGATGATGCACTTCCAATAGATCCACCGTTATCAACTAATACTGAAGATGAATTTGTAAATGCAATTGGGCTTTGTATTACATCATCAACCGTAATGATTGTTTTTTCCATTCTCTTATACATTTCAAGAGTGTGAGCATTTCCATCACCAACGGAGCTGTAAGTTAAAGCTATACCAGCATTAGCGTCTGCTTCACTACTTGCCAACTTGAATTGTGCATCATTGACCCTGATAGCATACACCTCATTTGGAAGATTTCCTGCACCATATACTTGAATATCACTAAATGGCTCACCGTCAAAAGATGATGCAGAAACATATTCAAGTCTTTCACCCGTTGAGAAGAAGTGATTTGCTACTGTAAACAATCCAGTGCCAATATTTAATGTTGTTGCTGGATTAAATGTTTTTTGGAAAATTGGAATTCCATTAGTACTAAGATCGAATAATTCTAGGTCAGAATTATTTCTTCCAAAATAATTTGATAATGTGAAGGATTCTAAAATAGTACCGTAAGTGAGATCATTAGGAGTATTTGTAGAATCAGTTTCAATTTGGACCAATTCACTATAAGATTGTGTAGTGACAATTCCTGTTACTCCAGCATCTGGATAGAATTTAACGACTAAATTGGATCCATCTATTTCCGACCCAAATGTTCCAATTCCTGTAGAAACTGACTCGGATAAGAATGGATATTGTGTAATTTGTGTATCGTTATTTGAATTGATAACTAATAATTGATGTAGTGCAGTTGTTTGTCCATATCCAACTCTTATATACGATTTAATAGTGCTAACATCATCTTTTAAAACTGACAATACTGTTGAAATTCCAGTGAAGGATTGATAGTTGCTTTCCAATCTTGCAGTTTTTACTGAGGAGTCTGGTTGCCCATCAGATTTAAATATATACGTGCCTATACCGAGAGATGTTGGACCAAATTCAATAATCTTTGTTCTTACAAGAACTGAGTTATTATCTTCATTATTATAAGTTAATGTTAACACTCCACTGTCTATGTTTGCACTAAAATATCCAATGAGATTTGAATTAAAATAAGTATCAAATTCATTATCAAGATAATATTCTGAAATGTAAGTATTAGTGCCGTTATGATTTAAATAAACTTCAAGATAATTAACTTCTTCAGTAGATTGATTTTTAATCTCTGCATTAACAAGTAAGGATAATACTGTTGAAGTATCTCCACTAAACAATGTTTCAGAAGAACCAGATGATACTATTGCGTTAGATCCTATTAAATTGATAAAACCGACAGATTGTGTACCAATACCAGCCTCAGTAATTAAATAGTTATTTCTTAAAACTTTAATATCGTAGTTTGTATCAAAAGGATTGCTAGGTATAAATCTTAATACTGCTTTTTTAGTAATTTCGTTATATAATCCTACCAATTCACCAACTTCAGTCGATGTGTTATACAATGATCCTCTTTCTGCAAAGATTATACCACTATCACTAGATTTGGATGGTAATGATATAACTTCTGAGGATTGCAATTCTGTTCCAACAATAGATTTAATCTGTACTAAAAACTTATTATATCCACCCAAAATATTATAACTTATAATGTCTTTATACAATAATGTATCTCCATCAGAGTTAGAAAACTCTTCGTTAATATTGTCAATGGGTAATACTCTATTTGATATACAATCAGTATAACTTGATAATGTTCTATTTTGGAATTGTATAAGTCTCGTTTTTCCTTCAAATGAGTCTACATCAAGTGCAAAATCAAAATTATTAATAGTTTCCACATTTCTAGCACTAAAAATGTCTAATATAGATCCACTTGAAGAATCTGAAGCCACATTACTAGTGCTTAATCCAACGAGAGGGGTACTAATAATCTGTGTATCTGCAAAATTCTTCAATCCACTGGTGTGAAGTAGACGATTTACTGGATTTACAATATCTTCATATTCTTTTTCACTCTTTATTGAATATGAAAGATTTTGGTAATAATCATTATCAGATGTGACCTGATAATCTGTGTTTAGTTTGCCAGTATCATTAGACCATCCTAAATTTTTCTTACTTGAATAATCAATTTCAAAAATTCCATTATTGTAGGTAATATTTTCAATTGTTGCCAAACTTCCAGAATTTTTTCCTAAAATAACATCACCTTTTTTCAAGAGATAGTTTCCATAAATTTTTACACTATCTTTAGTATTTTCAGATACTATTAGGTCAGTTTCTACATAATTGCCACCATTTGAAACTAATAGAATTTCATCAATAATAAAGTCTACTGAAGTTTGTTTTACTGTAAATACTGGATAATTAGACGAATTAACTACTGTTGCATAAGAGTTTTGAGCAACTAGAGCTGTTCCTGGATTTGTAGTATAATCTGAAATGTCTAAAATTAATTCTGCTGGATTTGAATTTGTATAACTTAAAACTGGGAATAGATTATATTTGTGGTCGGATGAATTGAATCCATCTCCACTAATAGATTCATCTACTAATAAATTTTCCAAAAATACTTTGTCACCAATTTTAAACGGATCAGTTGCAAATCCTAATATTGGTGTTGATAAAATAAGTGTTAAATTACCTGGGGTTGAGTCCGTGCATTCTTCTATTCCAACACCATTATCATTATTAATTGCATAAACCTTACTAACCTCATCGGATAATCCTTTGGGGACATTCAATATTTCTATCTCACTAATCGATGATCCTTGAATTCTAGCTTCTAGAATACCTGTATTATATACATCTCCAGTAGATGGATTTACTACAACTAAATCTGGAGGTGATTGGTAATAATATCCACCAAAAGTAATTTCAATTTGACTAATTGTATTGTTGTTACTTAACTCAATTGTCGGTGAAATAAATGCTTCTGGATTTAAAGTTTTATCGGCTGAGAAATTATATCCAGAATTTTCTATGGTAAGTTGATTTAATTTTCCGATATTATCCGATTTTGGTTTAATTTCGGCACCAAGACCAGAAGAAGAAGTAATACTTGCAAATTCTGGCAATGTATCATAATTAAATCCCTTTGAATTGATTTTTATGGAATCAACTCCACCTCTTGCATTTGTGGAAGATGTGGAATACTTCAATGTATTAGTATTACTTTGATTATATGATAAACTTTCTGGATAAGATTTTAATGATATCTTAAATGTGGTGTTTCCAGTATCTGATATTACATATTCACCATTATATTCACTATCATTGAATAATATTTTAGATGCTCCATTTACATCTTTATCATTAATAATAGAATTGCCAGAGTTTTCTAAGTTATAATAGAGTATGTTTGGTAAATCACTACCATAATTCAATGTTAATGAAGCACCAGAGGATCCAGGTGTTCCAGATTTTATTACATTGAATGATGTGGAAGACCCAACGGAAACAAATTCATTATAGAAATTTTCATCGGTGTAAATTTTGAAATCATATCCAGACAATGATGAATCCTCTAAATTAACAAGTAAATTATTATTACGAATAATATTAAATAATGGATTGATTTGAGACAATGATTGTCCAGTACCTCCAGTAGAAGTAAAGTCGATTACAGATGGTGGTGAAGATAATGCATCATAATATGTCTGACAAATATTAACGGTATCATCATCAATTCTATTAATGTAGTATGACCCCGTTTCTAATCCAGAAATTAGTGTGCTTGATGAATCGTAGAATATTTTATCTCCGGTAATTAATCCGTGAGAAGGTAGAGATATGGTATTATTTGTATCGTCAACTGCACCAGATTCAAAACTAATCGGATTTATGAGTAGTTTATTATATTGCGAATTATACTTAACTGTTACTTCAGAATAAGTTCCAATTCCAGTAGTTTGATTCGGTATTACCGTTAAGTTAACCTTATCACCATCTTGCAGTAAATGATTTGTTAAAGTAGTTACTTCAGATTTTATCTCTTCAACCTTTGCAGTTACCTGTGTAAAGTTAGATTCAAGTGAATATTGGTAATCAGTATCATCACCATTAGCAGTGAATGATCTGAAATATAAACCATCCGTGCTTGTTGTTAGTCCAACAGTCGTTGTTAGACCAATATAGTCCTTAGACTTATTAATCACATATAATGTTTGTGGTAAATCAAATACACCACCAGTACCAGTTGTAGAAACTTTAATTGGATTACCAGATGAAGTAAATACTACACTCTGCGATGTTTTAAAGTTATGATTTGGTGCATAAATGCTTTGTGTCGGTATAGAAATAACTTTTGTTATATCACCAATTTCATAATTTAAACTTGATGAAATTCCAGTTTGAGTTCCAAATCCAACCGACTGTAATGGATTGAAATAAAGTTTATCATTTAACTTAGATTCAAAATATGGTGTGCTTAGATTTAAGATAATCTTTCCTGTTAGAATACTTACTTCATCAGATTGCGAATGTGCCGTTGCACTAATTCCTCTTAAAGTTCTTACAACACTATTATCTGGGAAAATATTGATGACTGATAAAACCTCATCACCTATCGAAAGTGAAGACCCTACTGATAGTGTAGATGGTATTCTAGAAATATAAATGTCGGTTACAACACCAGATACAGCATTACTTGGGACTTCTTTTATTAGATAAACACTTTCATTAGAAACATTGGCAATATGACTATCCGACAACCCATTGACAAAAGATGAAGTATTTGATACTACTATACTATCTTGGTCATTTACTTGATTGACTTCATCAATGTATAAGGAAACCGTATTTTTGTCTTCCCAAATAACCTTTGCTGACTGATATGTATCAGCAGTAGTTACTACACTTGTTATAGTTTTGCCACTAAGAGTCTTAACTTGGACAGAAAGACCTCCTCCACTAGTATTGGAATTATCAAATACTACTTTATCCCCAACGGCATAATTATCACCAGATGCAGTTACTTCTAAATCATTTACATCTCCCTCAATAATAGAATCTACATTTGACTTTAATTTTATTAAATTATCTGGCGTTCCAATAAAATCATTACTGGAATTATTTTCAGAAACTTTATATGGGAAAGTATTTCTTATAAGATTTGAATTGTTGAAATCAAAATCTTGATTTATTGTCTGTTTAACAGGAAGAGACTTAAAACTGTTACCGATAAAATATGGGAATGATGGAGATAAAGTTGTCGTATTTAATGAGGCAAAATATGCATAGACACCATTAGGGAATTCTGGTGTTACACAATATCTTCCATTATATTCGTCAAGGTCTTTTCCTCCAACAAATTCATAATCTTCAACAAACAAACCAGAAACAATAGAAGAAGGTCTATCAGTTACTGATGCTGTCGTATAACCACTCTCCATAACTTTTAGACTGGAACTATTACTTAAAGGATTGGAATAACCATAAGCACCATATATTGGATTTCCATCATAAGCCCAACCAATAATTGGGGAGTGATTTGATCCATTATCAGAAAACTTGTCTCTGACATTAGATCCATAACTTAAAATTCCATACTCTAAACCTTGATTATTATTCTTGTTTTCTATTATAATCTCTTCACCAAATCTTGAATGATAATCAATAGTTAAATCTCTGACATTTGCTTCCGCATAACATCCAGATCCTCTTGCAACTACACTAATAGTGGTATTCGAATCATAATTGGCACCAGGATTAATTACGATTACATCAGTTATTGATCCACCAGAAACAACTGCTCTCAGCTT